TATTTTTTCCTTAAAAAAGAATAAGGGGTTTCGTTCTCTTGGATATTGTAATGTTTTAATTCCTTGTTGAACTCTTGTATTAAAATTTTTGGCATAGTTTATTCCTTTTTTTAGGTATTATTATAACTTATTAGTATTAAAATTGCAAAGTTTAAGCTTGTTTGTGTAGTATATTACACATTAGGTATTGTTTTTTGGTGTTTTTGAAGTTTTCTACTGGCAGTTATGCCACATTTTGCCAAGAGATGCCAAGAGAATTTCGTATGTGGCAAGGCTCGCAAACGCCCAGCTGATGGGGTTTTGCGCGTGTTTGTGCCACATATGCCACTTCTTTTATATAATTTTTAAAAATAAAAAAATAGTGTAACAAGTGTGTAATATATTGTATATATAGCTACGCTTCGCTTCGCTGTTCCTTAAAAAAGAGAAAGAGTTCAAGCTTAAAGAAAGATAACAATCTAAGAGAAACAATAACCTCTTCCTTTCTTTCAGGAAAAAAAATACAGAAAAACCGATATGCCCATACAATGGCAGTAAATGTAAAAAAACATAAAACAAAAAATCCAAAATATGCGGCAATGTGGCAGAGATTCCTCGCAAACGCCCAGCTGATGGGGCTTTGCGCGCCTGCCACATCTTTTTTTCTCTTGGCAGAATGTGGCAGGAAGTGGCAAAACGCGGCATAAAAGCTCGCAAACGCCCTACCACTGGGGCTTTGGCACTGGCACGCTATGTGGCACAATGCGGCACTTCCCACTAAAAACACTAAAAAAGCTATAATATCAACTAAAAAAAGGACACCAAATGAAGAAGCTATTACTAATATTACTATTAATAAGTAGTTTATTTGCCAAAAACCATTATAACAACCCATACAAATTACTTGGCAAACATCCATATGATATTTACTTCTATAAATACTATAATAAATACTTTAATGACATTAATCATATTTATACTTGGAAGCTTCTAAAGGCTCAAGGCATACAAGAATCGACATTAAACCCTTGGATTACGAGTTATGTAGGAGCTGCGGGTGTAATGCAATTTATGCCAGCGACTTGGCGCCAAATGCAGCGCGAAATCGGAGTAGTGAATATCAGAAGTCCAAAAGAGTCGATAAGAGCGGGGGCTTATTATGATAAAAAATTATACAAAAGATGGTCCGCAAAGAGAACCCTTAAAGACCGCCTATCTCTTACTTTTGCAAGCTACAATGCGGGTCTTGGCAATCTTTACAAAGCTCAAAAAATATGCAAAAGAAAAACAGGTAAAACCTGCAATAGATATAGTGAAATATCCAGTCACTTGCACTATATAACAGGCTTGCACCACAAGGAAACCCTAAAGTATGTAAAAAAGATATGGTATTACTATGGAAGAATGGAAAAATACAAAGCCCACTTACCCAAGCCTCCAAAGCCAACCTATCATAAAAAAACAAAAACAAAAAAGAGTAAACCAAAACCCAAACCAGTAACAAATAAACAAGAAACACTCTTAATTAAAAAACCTTCAGGTTTTTGTTTGGCAATATTAAAGTTTTGTGGTATAATTAAGTAATCAAAAAAAAACAAAAAAAAGGATTGTGAATGAAGAAGTCAAATTTAGTAATTTTAAAAAATTTAAAGAGTAGCTCTCTTAAAACTATAAGAGATACATATTTAAAAGCTAAAAAAGATAGAAATTTTAGTTTAGTTAAAGCTATGTTAAATGAGTTTCCATACTCTTTAATGTTGAGCTTTTGTTATAGCGAGGAAGGAAAAGAAGCTTTTAGACCTCTTCCGTATTCTCTTAGTATTGCAAAAAATAAAGATACAAATTTAAATGTTAGTGGTGAAAGAGAAGAAAAAGCTAAAGCTTCTTTTTTAAAATTCCTAAAAGAAAAAGAAGACTTAACTTCTCTTGAAATCAAAAATATTCTACTTAATAAGGAGGTTTAATGGCATTAAGTAATGAACAATTAAAATTTTTTAAAGAAGATTATCAAAAAAAATATGTAATAGAGTGCGTGGAACTTTCTCATTCTTCTTTTACAAAAACATACAACTTGGTAAAATATACAGAGCCTCTTGTTATAAAAGGCAAAGAGTATCTACCATCAAATTTTAAAGTAACTCTTCCAAGCTTTAAAGAAAAGCTCGAACAAACCATAAATTTTTCATTAGATGTTATTGATAAACAGGTAATACAAGAGCTAAACAATGTTCAAAATACAGCTGATATGCACAAAGAAAAAATCAAACTTACTTTAATAGCTTATAAATATGGCGACTTTGACAACGCAATAATCGGTCCTTTAAATTTTGAAGTGTCAGATTGGAGTATTCAAAACTATACTCTTACCGCGCAAGCTAAAATCGGTGATTATATAAATACAGCTTTTCCGCGCGATATTTATACGCCAGCTAACTTGCCAAGTCTGGAGTTGTTTAATGTGTGATGTTATGGGGGTTCTTAAAAAAGAGATAGATAGTGTGTTAGGCAAGAGAGGGAATTGTTTGGAGATGAGTTTAGATTTTCTTTCTCTTCTTTTAGGAAAAAATAATGTGGAGTTTACTAATAAGTCTATTTTTAAGCTGAAAAATTACGCTGGCTTAAATGCGGTAAATACTAAAAAAGAAGAGCGTGTGTTTAAATACTCCTCTATAATTAAAAGTTCAGAGGTTTATCTTGCAGTATTTTTTTACAAAGGAAAGGCTTTGCACACAGGAGTTCTTCTTGAGGGTAGGTTTATTTTGCACGGAGACAAAGACCAAGGTTTTGCGCTTCAAACCTCAAAACAAATTATGAGGTTTAATGTTTATGACGAAATAAAATATATAAAGGTAGCTAATGTTAAATGTAATTAAAAAAGTAAACAACCTGTTGATAGAGAAATTTTCAGATAGATTGTGTCTTGTTTCGCTAAATCAAAAATTAAATCCTGAAATAGAAGAAGAGAGTGAGTTTAAACTGGAAGTAGTAGCTCATCCTCTTTCTCCTTATCATTTTATAAATGAAGAAAAATGTAGAGACGAAGTAGTTTTGGGCTTTCATTTATATAGTAAAAAAGAAAACGAAGTGGAGCTTCTCGAGTTAATAGAAGAGCTTCAAAGCGAACTATTTTCAAGCCAAAATTTTTCAACAAGAAATACCCAAGTTGAAAAAATATACGAGAAGGGAAAAAATTTTTCGGAGTATCTAATTTTAGCTACTTTTACGCTATAATTAAATAAAAAAAGGATATATAATGGCAAATTGTAATACAAATTTTATTAAAGGCTCAGATTTTTCTTTATTAGTAGGTAGAGAAACTGAGTGTGGGGTTATCTCTACTAATTTATCAAAATTTAAATATAGCTCAATAGACATTAAACAAGAGAAAAAGTTAGTTGATTCTAAGCTAATTAAGGGAGGCAGGTATAATAGTAAAGCTGAACTTGGAAATGTTGAGGTATCAGGTAAATTAGAGGTGGGTCTTTTTGATAAAAACTTCGGAAATCTTTTATCTCTTATCTTTGGTAAAGTTGAGACTGAATCTTTAGATAGTGGTAAGTATTTACATAAATATGAAGTGGCTGATACTCTTCCTACATTTAGTATTGTTAAATTTCTTAAAAATGGCGCAAGCTATACTTATTTAGGTAACAAAGCTAAATCTTTTAGTGTAAAATTTGATGGTGAGGGTGAGGTTATTGGAGAAGTTGAAGTTGAAGGTATTTCTGAAAAAAGAACTCCTCTTTTAGGTGGGGAGGTTCATATTAGTATTACTCAGGACGCAGATTCTGGAGCTACTCAATTAAAAATCGACACAGCTAATATTAGAGAGAGTGATTTATTAGTGGTAATAGGAAGTGGAAGCTCAACAACAAAAGCTCATAGTAAAGGAGAGAATTTTATAGAAGTAGAAGATGGCACAAAATTTGCAGAAAGAGGTTTTGTAGAAATTGAAAGCGAAATGTATTACATTTCTAAGGTTTTAAACAACACCATTGTTTTAACTACACCATTAAATGGCGATATTGCAACTGGAACAGCTGTTAAAAACTCTCAATTAAACTTAGTAAAAAGTATTATAGATAGCGAAACAATAGAGCTTGAAAAACCTCTTTCTTTTGCAGTAACTACAAGCGACTTTGTTGCGCAACAAAATATTTATCAGGACTTAAGCGGCGAAATCTTTACTCACGCTAAAGTTAAAATCAGCTCAAGCGAAGCTTCAATTAGCGGATTCGCAACAGAATCAAGCTTTAGTTTTGAAAATGATTTAAGCTCGGAAAGATTTATTGGCGGTAATGGCTATGTTGGCGCAATTCTCGAGGGTGTTGTAAAGCCTAAGCTATCAATGAAATTTCTTTATGGCGAGGAACTTTCAAACAGCCTTGATGTGGCAAATGAAAATCTTGATGTCGCAGTTGAGGTTCAGCTAACAAGTAAAAGCGGCAACAAATTAACATTTAACTTCCCGACTGCAACTGTTCAGCCAGTAAGTCCTGCAATTAGTGGTGGTGGAGCGGTAAGTGTTGATTTGGATATTATTCCGCATACTTATTTTAGTGTATTGTTAGAGAATGAGGTGGCTTCTTATTAGTTCTTCTTTTTGAGGCTTCGCCTCTTTTCCTTAAAAAAGGGAAGAGGTGGGCTTTCTTGATATAAAATTCTTCTTCTTATAATTCTGAACTTTTTCTTCTTTCAGGAAAAAATTTTGCAATCCCTATAAAATCTCGATATAATTGTTTCTAAAAAAGGAATAAGAATGGCTTATATAATTGACTTTGAAGCTTGTAAAAATAAATTAGAAAGCGCTTCTACTTGGCTAAAAAACCTTCTTACTAACACTGATGATTCAGAAATTGACGGAGTAAAAACTTATAAAACTGTGATAGGTGAGAAAAAAGATAAATTAGGCTCAAAATACAAAGACACAGAAATATACCAGAAGGGCGATTTAGTTACATATAACGGGGATATTTACCTTTCAAAAATTGATAACAATACAGAATCGCCAGATAACGCCGCGGCTTGGCAGGCGAGTAGTAACACAGATGGTGGAGGCGAGGTAATTGGAGCCGACATAGTTCTTTGGGATAAAGACAATGGAATTATAAAAGACACGGGCAATATTATTGATAATGTAGAAAAACTTCAGGACGGCTTATACAAATTTACATTAAAAAACAATTATGATAATGGATATATCGTGATTCCAACCGCCTATTATATAGATGAGTCTAATGATGGCAACTGGATTATTATGTATTGGCGTGAAGAAGAAGAATCAAATTATTTCGTTCAAGGCTTTCAAAAAAACAACGAAACCAAAATTAATCCAAACCAGATACATTTGTTGTTTTTTGCGCTATAATACCAAATAAAAAAAAAATAAAAAGGATTTATAATGAATAAATACACAATCACAGCTTTAGTTTTAAGTTTGGCAATTTTTGCAGGAAGCTTATTTGTTGATAACGCAATGTTACAAGGTGTTTTAATTGCAGGCTTTAAAGCTTCTTTCTTCTTCGCGGCTCTTTTTATCACATTAAGATATGCGGATAGAATCATTGGTGTTGATTTTGTTGAGGGTTTAAAAAATAGAGAAGTTTACTATGCAGTAAGGTTTGTTGGCGTAGCTATTGCATTGGCTTGGCTTTTAAGCTAAAATACTCTCAAAAAAAGGGAGTATTGATGTCAAGTCAAAATGATAAAATAGAAAAAATTCTTATAAATACAGAAAGAACTGCAACAATAGTTGAAAGATTAAAAGAGGACTATACTTCTCTAAACAAGATTATTCGTAACCAAAATAGCGAAATTCATATTGTAAAAGAAAAAATAGCTCATTTAGAAAAAGATGTTTCTGTTCTAAAAGAAGAAAACAAAGAAGCGCTTCCTTTAGATATGCGTGTTAGTAATATTGAAAAAAAGATAGAAACAATAGGAGCCAATTTTTGGAAAATTGCAGTTAGTATTACTATTGCAGTTATTGTTTTTGTTTCTAATTACTTTTATACTCATAAATAACCTTCTGTTTGTGTAGTGTATTACACATTAGTCGTCATTTTTTTATGTTTCTCTTGGCAGTTCTGCCACATTTTGCCAAGAGATGCCAGTAGATTTTTCTATGTGGCATAGCCTGCAAACGACCATCTACTGGGGCTTTGCGCGTGTTTGTGCCACATATGCCACTTCTTTTATATAATTTTTAAAAATAAAAAAATAGTGTAACAAGTGTGTAATATATTGTATAAAATAGCTACGCTTCGCTTCGCTGTTCCTAAAAAAAAGGGAAAAGGTGGGGCTTTTAATAAAAGATACAATCTTGCAGGAGAAATCAATCCTCTTCCTTTCTTTAAGGAAAAAAATAAACTCCGAGCTACTTGATAGCTAACTATCTACTTAAAAATTTTATAAACAGTTTTCCTCTAATTTATGTGGCATCTGGCATAAAATCCTCGCAAACGCCCTTGTGCAGGGGCTTTGCGCGCCTGCCACATAGAATTTTCTCTTGGCATTTACTGGCATTATGCGGCATAAATGCCAGTAAAACACTTAAATTTAATTGACTTTGACTACTTTTTAAGCTATAATACTAATATTAAATTAAAAAAAAAGGAACTAAAAATGGACTTACTACAAGTAATTGCAAGTTTAAAAAACCACATTATTAATATGGAAGATGGTCAAAAATTAAATCCTTTAATAAGTGATTTAGAAACTTCTGCAAGACTATTAACAGAACAAAACACTCAATTAACTCAAGAAAGAGATACACTTTCAACTAAACTAAATGAAACTCAAGAAGCTTTAAATGAAAAAGAAAATCTTTTAGCTCAAAAAGAGGAAGAATTTACACAAAAAAGTTTGGAAATGCAAGCTGAAACTGTATTAGCTAATCACAACTTTATTAACACAATCTCTAAAAATATAGTAAAAGAAAAAGTAATCGAAAATCTGAAAAACGGTGTAGAGCCAGAAAAAGCCTTGGCTGAAATTCAAAAAGATGAGGAGCTATCTTTATTTTTCGCAAAAGAGGAAAATCAAGAAAACAAAACTCAAGAAGAGATAGATTGGTCAGCTCAAAATCAAACTCAAGTAGACGATTTTACAGGCGACTTCAATCTTGAAAAATTTTAAGCTATAATATAAACAAAAAAAGGATATACAATGATTACACAAAAACTACAAAATGCAGGTATTGTTGCAGTAAACAAAGTTGCAAATAAACCAATTCTTAAAAGATTGGGAGCCGTGGTGAACAGAAGTTCAGATTATGTTGGCAAATCTTTAAGTTTAGGTCCAGTTTTAAGGGACACTATCGGGTTTAACACAAGCGTTAATCCGTTAGGTAAAACTAAAGCTCCTCTTACAGCGCAAACTGCAAATCAAAAAAGAGTGGAAGCTTATGTAGGAGCGTATGCAGACGCATTCAAGCTTACAGCTCTTGAAAATTTTCAAATCGGCGGTAAAATGGCTAATTTTGCAAATTACATTGGTGCAAATGCACTTAGAATTGTAGATTCTGGAAGCTTCTCAGTTCTATTATACCAAGCCGTAGGTATCTTTGAAAAGGCAAAATCAGCTTCATTTAACATTATCAGCGATATGACTGCGGCTCCAACTTTACCTCAATTAACTAAAATGTTGATTGAAAGAGGCTTTGGCGCAGGAACAACTGTTCTTGTAACTGCAAAAGTTTTTTCGGAGATGAGCGCAGATATAGTAGATAAATACCAAAAAGGTGGCAATCTTTTAGTAAAAACTGACCCTTTCAACAAGGACTACAGTTATATAGATTTCGAGGGTATCAAAATTGTAAAAGTTCCAACAGAAAAAGAGAGCGTTCTTATTACAGTAGATAGCGATAACAACAAAGTTTACCATAAAATTGTATTTATTAAAGCGAGTGGCTACGAGTATACTCCAATTAATACTGAGAAAATTCTGGGTGCAGATGGTAAATCATTTGAAATTGATAGGGAGAAAAACGCTGTTGATGGGTTCGGTGCAACAACTGGAATTGTAAGATTCGGAAATATTATAGCTCCAACTTCTACTTTCTCTTTTAAAACAGCTAATGTTGCAAGTGAAGTGCCAGGCTTAACAGATGTTGTTGTGGCAGATAATTGGGAAATAGTTGATACAGAAAGTAACACTCCTGTATTTTTTGGAAATGTAGAATACGCTCTTTAATATTCTCTCCTAAAAAACGATGGGCTGGCTTGTAAGCTGGCTTGTCTAATTAAAAATAGCTCTCCTCTTTTTCTTTCAGGAATAAAAAAAAACTCAAACCTCTTCAAATTTTGCAATCTCTTCTTAATTTTGATATAATGTATTCAAAAAAGGAATACACAATGACTTTAGAAGAGCTTTTATCTTTTACAAAATCTCTTGCCACTTCATTTAATAACATTTTATTTGGACCTTTAACGATTCCAAATGAATTAAATGTAGATAATATTGATAAAGTAAGAAAGGAACAAACACGCCAACTTTGTTCTCAACATAATCCAGATATAACATATGCCGAAGGCGATATAGTTGCATATAATGGAGGTATTTACATAAGTCAAAAGGATGACAACACCAGTAGTTTAGATAGTAGTGATTGGAAGTTGGCTCCTGCAACTAATATTACTAAAGGAAGCGCTGTTCCAGTTGCCACGGCTGTCTTTTTTAGATACAAAGATACAAACGAGCTTAAAGCTAATATAAACATAAGTAGTTACGAATACACAAAAAATGACGATAATATGCAGGTAAAATTTTATCTGGATTCTGGCGCAGGAATTACAGATACTAACTATACTGTTTTAGTATCTCAGGGCAAATACGATTCAGATATGTATAGTAGCTATATCATCGAAAAAACTTCTACTTATTTTACAATAGAAAGTAGAAAATATGACTATTACGATTACAAATACCTCCATATTACCGTATTTAATTAAAAAAAAAGGAGAAAAAAATGACTACAAAACAATGTGAACTTTCAATTTGCAACAACGCAGATAGTCTATATGACAATATAACAGATAACTTTGAGAGAGATATTGAAAAATCCCTTAACTATACAGGAACAAGCTGGCTACCATACCAACTTTATAATAAAGATGACATAGTTACATACAATGGAAGTATTTATATGTCAAAACGCAATTATAATAGGGGAATAATCCCTATTGACAACGAAAATTATTGGATTAAGCGTAGCACTACAATAGTCCCGCAAAACCTGAGTATTTTCGCTTTTGGTAAGCTACAAAACTGGAATGTTGTAGCTAAAAGTGATAATATTAATATAGATATAGATAGTGATTCAAATAGAAAAATAACTATAACTAAGGCTGATGGCTCAGATTTTGTAAACCCATTAATATTGGTTACTCCAGGCGTAAATAATACAGACGACTCCACAAAAATATTTGTTAGGGGCGGCAGCGGAAGTTCAAACGAATCCGCCATCAAATATAGACTTGGAGAATGGTCGGGAGACAGTAATCTCTATTCAGGTGATTCAGAGTTCATTATATACGACATAACATAAAAAGGACGATAAAATGGCACTATTTGTAAAAAAAATAGACAAAGAAAAAAAGAAAAAATACATTGCGCTGTTGCCTCACCAAAAAAAATTTGCGATTGAAACTGTTGATAAACAATTGGTAGCTTTAGTAGGTGGCTATGGTTCTGGCAAAACCGAAGCTTTAATGTATCGCACCATTAATTTCATTAAACAAGCCAAAAAATGTATAAAAAGTGGCAAAATGCAGAAATATGTGATAGCTCTATACGAGCCGACTTATGATTTAATTAAACAGATTTTAATTAAAGATAAGTTCGAGGCTTTTTTTAGTCAAAATAAAATTGAGTATAAGTTAAACAAATCGGACTATATTTTTTCTCTTTATAATGGAAAGATAGAAATAATTATGAGGAGTATGTCAAATCCTGAAAGAATCGTCGGGTTTGAGACACACGATTGTATCATTGATGAGCTTGACACTCTTTCAGCTACTAAAGCTCAAGATGTTTTTGAAAAAATTATAGGAAGAAATCGTGCCAAGAAGCCAAAAAGTTTTAATAATGGATTAAATACAGTTGGAATCACAACAACTCCCGAGGGTTTTAGGTTTGTTTATAAAAAATTTGTAAAGGAGAAAGAAAGTCCCCAAAAAATTTTGATAAAAGCTAAAACCATTGATAATAAATTTTTACCAAAAACTTATATACAAAACCTAATAGAAAACTATCCAAAAGAACAATTAAAAGCTTACCTTAATGGCGAGTTTGTAAATTTAAACAACAAGCCAGTTTATTACAAATTTAAAAGAGAAAAATATGTTAAAAATATAGACATTTTAAGTTTAATAAGCCCAAAAAATGTTGTTATTGGAATGGATTTTAACATAGAAAAAATGGCAATAGTAGTGGGTGTTCTTGTAAATAATCATCTTTTTATAATTGAATCTAAAAACGATTTATTAGATACTCCAGCCGCCATTCAATATATAAAAGAAAATTATAGTTATTTAGAAGAAATTATTATTTATCCCGACTCAGCTGGCAATCAGCGCACAACAACAGGCGCTTCAAAAACAGACATAAAGCTACTAAAGGAGGCTGGCTTTATAGTAAAAGCTAAAAAAACTAATCCTTTAATTAAGGATAGAGTATTGGTGGTAAATAATAATTTTGAAAAAAACAATATAACTATTACTTATCCTGATAAAAACGAATCACTAATAAGTAGTCTGGAACAACAGGTTTTAAAAAATGGGCAGCCAGATAAAACGCAAGGTTTTGACCATATTTTGGACGCATTTGGCTATTTGGTTTATGGTATTTTTGGAAAAAAACTTGAAATGTTTAAAGCTACCTATAACAAAAAGTAATAGTTTGTTTTTTGCCTAAAAGAAAGAGAAGAGGGGGCTTTTTCTCTCTCCCTCTCTCTCTTCTATCTCTCAACTTCTTAAAATTCTTCCTCTTTTTCCTTTTTTATGGTATAATAACAATAAAAAGGAAATCTAAATGACTAAAAAAGATATAATCAAAAAAATTGAAGAAGATTTCAATTATCATCAAGAAAATTTAAGTAGCTTAAAGAAAGATGAGCTGTTAGAACTATTGGAAAAATTAGAAATAGCTCAAAAGTTAGATAAAATGGGAGTAGTTTTAAAAAAAGAAATTGAAGATTACAAGATAGAAGAGCTTAATTTACTTGCAAATATTAATAGTAAAAACACAAAAACTCAAGATAAAGAAAAAGAAGAAGTTAAACTTGAGATTAAAAATGGTAAATATATAGTAAAAGATAAAACATTCAACTATCTTGGCTCGGCTCTTTTATATCTTAATAAACTTAAAAAAGGGGACTAAAATGACTCTGGAAGAACTAAAAAATGAACTAAACTCAGACATTGTTACAAAAAGTTACAGTTGGGACAACTTGAGTGATAGCGAAATCGATAATCTTTATCAAAATGCAAAATTCGAATTAAATTTAATTGATATTAATGAAGAAAGTGTTGAGTTTGGCTTATATTTAAAGCTGGTAGCTCGCTTTTGTTACTACTACCAAACATTAGATGTTGAAGCTCTTAATCAAAAAGAAAAAATAAAAAGCCAGAAATTGGGAGATATTCAGGTGGAATTTGATGTTGATAATGATTCTCAAAAAGATTCAAGCTATCCAATTTATATTAGTAGTTTAATTGATTTCGCAACAAGCTCAAATAATACTATATATGGCTGTGTAGAAAGGTAACAAAATGGATATTATATTAAAAAATATTAATAATTTGATTGATAGATTTGGTGTGCCAGCTATAATTTTATCTTATAGCTCAAGTTATAATGCAGAAACCCTAAAAGAAGAAAAGGTAGAGGGACAAATCCCTGTAACTTTAGCTGTTTCTTCTGTAATTAGTAAAAGTCGTGAAGAAAATTGCGATAAAATGGGGGTATTTACAGGGTATATTAAAGGCGATGTGAGCTTAAATATCTTAAATAAAGATTCAACTCTTCTTCTTTTTCAGGAAAAAAAATATAGAATAGAAGAAGTGCAAGCTTATCTATTACCAAATCAAATCGCAGCTTATAAATTAAATTTATCGGAAATATAAAATGAACTTATCAAAAGTAGATATTGAGCTTCTATTAAAACAAAAAATCAACAAAAAGATAGAAGAGGAGTTACCAAAGGTAGCTTATTCTTTAAAAACTCAAGCTGAAATCGTGACTCCAGTAGATACAGGAAATCTAAAGGCTTCTTATATGTTACCAAAAGTAACACAAAAACAGATAGTGTTACGAAATGTAGCTGAATACGCTAAGTATATTTTAATAGATGGCAAATCTAAACAACTACCACAAGGACTTCTTCCTGTTTTAAAAGATTATATAAAAAGACTTGACCTTGAGTAAAAATTATGGTATAATATTACTGTAACAAAAAGTTACAATGTTACTTTCCTTTCATACGCATTCCTTTGTTTTGTTTTTTGAGATAATAAAAGGAGAAAAAAGCCTAAGAGAATAAAAATCTTTTGGGCTTTTGCAATATAAGCTTTTCTGTTAAATCATTTTTATATCTACTATCAATTTTTCTTAATATATTAGCGGCACCGTTTATATCTGCATTAATTAAGTAACCATTTTGTGTCAAATATATGTCTCTTTTTATTCTTTTTCCAGAAAAAGAGGAGAAATGTTCCATTTTATCTCCGTCTAAAAAACTGGCTCTACTCGTATAGCTTTCGTCAATTCTTTTAACAATAATACCATTTTTTCGAGCTATTCTGTCTAACTTAATGTATAAGTAATAATGGAAAATTGAGATAAAAAAGCTCTTATCTTTCTTATCTTTAGTATACTTCGCACTCATCATATTACCTATATAAATTACATTAACTCCATATTTTTTAATATTAGAAATGAACTTGTTTAAGATATTAGTTATTATATATTTTTTATAATACTCTAAATCTCCAAATCTCAAGTTTTCCTTTTTTTTAAAGTAACATTGAGAGAATGTGTAAATTTCTGGGTTTTTAAAATTATAAAAACAAGTTAAAAGATTTGAGCTTCCTATATCAATAGCTACCACTTTTTTACTCTTATATTTATTAATATTAACTTCTGTATTTTTATACATTTCAATCATAACTTTTATATATCCCTCTTTATAATATAATCTTATACTTCTTAATTTGGTAATGTTATTTATATTATATTTAAAAGGAATATAAAGCTTTATATCTAAAAACTTAAACTCTATCCTTTTCTTTGTATTATTTAATATTAAGCTACCAAAATCTTTTAAAAGAAAGTCATTTAGATAAAAAAAGTTGGAGTAATCATTAATATCTTTTGGTTTCGGTTTTTCATATCTAAAGCCCTCTAAACTACCTGCATTATTTCCTTTTATATAATTAAAATATGCAGTAAAATAATTGTTTACAGCTGTTTGTATTACACTTTTATTACACACATAACAAGTTTTGCCATCTTTAGTAGTTATATTTTTAAATTTTTCATTTAGATAAACAATTATTTGTTCTTTACTAAACCCTTTGTTATGCAATCTAAGCGCCATATTATATATATAATTTTGCGCTTGCATAAGCTTTTCTAATCTTACTATATAAGCTCTCTTTATCTTTTTGAAAGATATATTATAGCTATATCTTGATATATCATTCATTATCATTATGTTACCTTCCTTTTTTTTCTTTTATCTAAATACTATTGCGGTTAAAATTAATTGAGAAAAACCTAAAGTTGCTACTATTAGTAACACTTTAAGCGCTGTGTGTTTTAAATTTATATAAGTTTTAGTTTTCATTTATAGTCCTTTTTTTGTTTTTTTTATCATAGAAGAAAGAGAGAAAGCCTCTTCTCTCTTAAGCCTGCGCAAAAGCCATAACATAATTAGCTTTAGCTGTCATTTTTAGCTCTTGCCAATCTTTTTTATCCATTTCTTTTAATAGAGCGCAAAGTTCAACTTCTTTTTTTAAAAGCTCAAAATCAGAAAAAATTTCCGCAATATACTCAAAGGCATACTCATACTCTTGCATTAGCTCAAATATTTCCAATATTTGGGGGGTTTCACCTCTTTCTACAAATTCATTTATAACAAAATCTCTTAGTAGAGCTTTATTTTTGTTAATTTGTTCATAACTAAACAACACCTCTTCTTCAAAATCATTATCTATTAAAATTGATAATTTCTCGTTTAATTTAGTGTCAAAATTATAAAATATAACTAATCTTAATAAATCTTTAGTTGTATTATATTTATTATTAGCTTCCTTCTCTATCAACAGCCTTACTATATCTTGTGTTAGTTTAATGCCTTTTTCTATTTTTTTTATATCTCTTTCTAATTTTTTCATTATCTATCCTTTTGTTTTTTATTTTTTAATATGATTGTTGGCTACCAAATGGTAGCACCTCGGTTTCTTTTATATTATATAATATAGTCAGGCTCAATTTCTGGCGCTACACCAGCGCCATCGTTACTATTAGTAAGGTAAGCTACTGTGTTGCCCCAGTTATCCTTACCTATATCCACATATTTTTTAGTATCAAAAGCTTTAGCTTTGTTTAAAACTACTAATAACGCTTTTAAAATAGTGTTAAGTTTTTTAGTAGCGTTTTCCTCATTTTCACTTATTAAATACTCTGCACATTGTAGTGTAGGCTCTGCAATTTCCAGATTTTTTTTAGCTAATTCCGCTTTTAGTTGTGTTAAATCTAAATCACTATCTAAAGAAGAAGAAGAAAGCTTTTCTCTTACTTCTTCTATTTCTTTTTCAAGCTCTTCTATATATATAGTGTCGTCATCTGTTTTTGCAAGCTCAAGCTCTAAACTAAGTTCTTTAAGCTCTTGTTTAAGCTCGCTTCTCTCTTTAATAAGCTCTTTATGTTTTAAGGCTTTATCAACAAGAGCTTGCGTGTTATCATCAAGCTCTATTATATTAGTATTAGCTAAAAAGCTTAAAGCGTTATAAGCGTCTTCACTTACACAGCTTTCCACCAACAAGCCTGTGTCAAAAATAAGAGCTTGCACTGTTGCAAGAAGTTTTTCTTCTATCTCTTCAATAGTTTCTTCTTTAGCTATTTCTTCCTTTTTAGGCTCTTCTTTAGTAAGCTCTGCAAGAGCTTTTTTAGTATTTTTAAGTAATGTATTATAAAAGTCAATTCTTTTATTTATTTCTTTTAACTTATCTTCCATAGTTCCGTTTTGCGGGTTTTCTTTTAAAATAGCCACAACTTCAGCTTTTTTAGCTTCAAGTTTACCAATGTTTTTGTTTAATCTTTTTATATCTTTTTGTAAAAATTTAATTTTTTCCATTTTACTTTCCTTTCTTTTTTTGGATTATTTAGTTTTAGCTCCTTTTTTTTAGGAGCGCCTTTGTTTTTCTGTTACACCTATATATATAACCAAATTTGCAAAAGGGGACTTTTTATCCCTTTTTTGGTAAAAAATTTAAAATTTCTTCAAATTTTTTACTTTTTTTGGTTATATCCAACCTAAAAGGTTTTTGTTTTTTTTCTTTCTTTGGCATTCTCTTTTAACTCCTTCTTATATTGTTATATTATAGAGTTAGAAGAAAAACGCTCTTAAACACCTTTTTTTGAAAAAAAAGTGCAAATTTCTTTAAATTTTTCATATTTTAGCTCCTTTGTTAATTTCTATACTATTGTTATATTATAAATTTTAGCTAAGAAGCTCTTAAACAGCTTATTTTAAAAAAAAATCTTCAATTTCTTTAATTTTCTTTTTTTCTTTCATTTAGCTCCTTGTTAATATATAATTGTTATATTATAGTAGATAGCCAAATCTTCTCTTAATAGCCTTTTTTTAGTAAATTTTTGCAAATTTCTCTAAATTTCTTCATTTTTTCTCCTTTCTATATATATGTTATATTGTATTTATGAGAGAAAAAGCTCTAAAGTAGTTAAAATTGAAAAAAATAGTGGACTTTTTATCCTGAAAGAGAGAGAGTGAGAGATGGGAGATGATTTCTTTTTCTTCTTAAGTTAGCACATCCCCCTTTTTTAAGGCAAGCAGCCTTTGGCTGCATAAATATATTATTTAATATTAAGCTTCCTTAAATTCCATATTATCAAGGCTATCATTTGCGTCATCTTTTTCATATTTTTTAATAACATTAGATAAATTTTCAGGTTGAAATTTATCGCTTAAAATAAAATTAAGAAGCTGAACCTTATTAGTTTTATCGTCTTGTAGTAAATCTTCTATGTGTTTTTTGGCATCTTCTTTTTTCAAATTTGATATTAAATCATATAAAATTGCGAAGCTGCCTCTTTCTGCAAGCGCATTTCCAAATTTTATAAAAGATAGATGGCTTTCTTTAAGAGCTTCTGTTGCATTGCCAGTTTGTGCAAATACTGCCAAAAAATGGGCTTGTTCGCTATCTATTATTTCTTCATTAACTGCGTCTTGTAGTAAAGCTAAGGCTTCTTCTCTTCTCATTTTTTCTCCTTTTCATATTTTTTAGTATTAACAATTGCAAGTCCTTTAATTTCTAATAATTTTGAGATAATTTTATCTATTTTATATATATTAATATTAACTTTTTCTTTCTTATTTAGCTTATCTTTTATAATATTACAGCTCTTATCTAAGTTTCTCAACATTTTATTTAAGTTAAAGTTATATAAGTTCATAAAATTTTCTATTTCGTCCAGATTAGTATTATTAATAATCTGCAATAAGTAGCGCTTATATTTATATATACTACCAGTTAATAAATCATTTTCAATTTTGTATGGTGGTAGCTCTGCATTTCTGCCTTGCAAAAAATGTATATAAGCCGAAAGTATGGACATATTATCATCAAACTTTAGGGCTGCCTCATACAATAAATCTAAGTCTTCTGGGTTTTCAAACTTTCTATAAGCCATTCTTATAATTCCTTTTAATATTTATTAATAGTATTATACCATAATATTAGTTAATATTATATTTTTTTTTCCTAAAAGAAGAGAAAGGTTTGGTTTCTTGTAAAAGTAGCTATCTCTCAAAAAAAGAGAGAGAGAGAGAGAGAGAGAAAGAGAGAGAGGGAAAGAAAAGAGAGAGAGTTTTACTTCCTCTCCCTTTCGGCTCTCTCAAAAATCCTTCTAATTGCCTTTAAAGTCTCAATATTTTTATCATTATTTATATACTCTTTTTTAAAAAGCGCCTTAATTTTTGTGTAATTAGTCCCATTTTTTGGTATATCTTGCACATCTGCGTGTGGTGCAATTTCAATTAAAAGTGGCTCTGGTAAATCTGGGTTAGTTGTTGCACATCCTGTAAATAAGCCTGTAATAGTAATTAATATTAATAAGTTTTTTTTCATTAGTTATCCTTTTTTGTGTTTTTTAATTTTAAAAGAAAGTCCTCGGGACTTTCAGCCTCATTATCTACTTTAATTTTTGTGAACATTTGTTCATTTTTTGCGTTATTGCATTTAGTTTTATCTAATAGACTTTTAGCCTCTCTACTATCTATCAGATTTTGTTTTTCTTCTATCACATTATTACATTTACTTATTTGTAACTTTAAGTAACTTGTATATGCAATTAAGCTTGCAATAGCTATATAAGTAATTTTGTTAAAGTTTACAAAACTTATAAGTTTTGTTAATATGTTTATCATTGTTAATCCTTTTTTTTATTTATTATATCCTAAAAAAGAAGAGAATTGTGTTTTCTCTTCTGATAGTTTACTTGCCTATTATTTTTTCAAACTCTTCTTGCATTTTCTTGTATTCAAGGTTTTCTTGAGTATTATCTAAACTCAAGAGATTGATAGCTTTTTCTAATTTTTCTAAATCAACAACTTTAGGTATTCTCACTCTTTTATTACTAATTCTTTTTTGTGGTAAATTCTTAAATTTAGCTCCCACTAACTTTGCATTTTTATATTTTTTAGTATAATTATCTATCTTCATTTCTCCATTTTCATTTATACCTATAAAAATATCGCCGTTTGTTGTTGCCTCAAGAATATCCGCTTGAGTTGCATTGGTAAGCCCACCAATTTCTTCCAGTTCATTTTTTATCCTTTTTAATAAAGATATGGCATATTTTTTTGCAACAGCTTCTCCATTTTTGTAAGCTAAATTATCTAAAAGAACTTCCGTAAAATCGCTATATTTACCATTATTTAAATAAAAAACTGGCATAAAAGTGTCACTATTTGTTTGCGCTAATGCCTCAAGTTTTGCCTTTGTTGTTGGTATATTAACAATATCCATAAAATTTGCGTCATAGCTGTATAATACACGCCCAAATATTTCAAGCTCCTTTTGAAGAATTTCCTCAACAAAAATCTTCATATAATTTTTGCGATTTTTTTCTCTATCCAAACCAAACTCTTCTAAATTTGCCCATACCAAATCTTTCAGCTGTTTATTTTGGCTTTCTGCAATACAAAAGCGTCTATCTGTTTCTTCAATGTGTATAGCGTTAATGTGGTTAGTTGTCAAATCAAGCGTAATATTGTTACTAATTGTAACAGCTGTAACACCTTTTCTATTTATCACGATTTCTTTATCTGTAATAAGAGATTTAAGAACTCCTGTTGCCTTTTTGTTATTAATATCGGTAAAAAATTCTGGCACCGCTGCATATGTAGTGTTTATCAGATTATCTCTAAAACTACCTACTATCTCATCGCCACTCATAATTTTTCCATATTTTCCGAAATAAGTTTTACTTATAACATCGGTCCACAGGCTTTTTCCAGTTCCCTGTTCTCCAACTAATACAAGTGCAGTAGGCGCTTTTGTGTTATTTTGTAACACATAAGCTAATCTATTTATTGCATATTTAATTAATAAATTTTCTCCAAAAACATTTTTTGCAATAAGATATATGGCTGGGGTATAGCTTTTTAAATAATCAATAATATTATCCTCATTTAATTCTATGTCCATTTTTTGGTAGCTTTTACCTGCAAGACCCTTAACAAAAAAGTTAAAAGTTCCTGTTTTAGGGTTGTAACCAAAAGGCTCATCAGGTAAAAAATCTGAGCGCGCTGTATTATACATAGCGTTCTTGCCAAGGCTCTTCAGCCACTTCTGAGCGCCAAATTGTTTAAATGCGCTTACTTTAGTGTGTAAATCGGTAACATTACCGTTACTTTTAAGAGTCACATCTATTATATCTCCATTCTCGTTTTTCATTATATCTAATATTGTTAAAGCGAATCTTGGTGTTTTGGATTCTGCAAAAACAAATGTAGAGTAGTCACAATTAATTGAACAAGTGTTCTTATAGATTTCCTCATAAAAATCCGCGCCTGTTCCATACTCTACAGTTTGTTCGTTTTTTATATTTGCAAATTTTAAGGCTTTACTTGCATAAGTAAAAGCTCTTTCACTACTCCAGCCTAAATTTTTAGTTAAATGGTTTTTAATTTTTTCCATAATAAATCCTTTCTTTTTGTTTTTTTTGAGATTTTATTTCTTTTGTTGGCTACCCATTGGTAGCGCCTCATTGTTACTTTCCTTTCCTCTCTTTGTTACTTAAGAGAGGATTATTGAAAGCGCCTTAACGCTCTCAATAATTAAGGATTTTTTTTTCCTGAAAGAAGAAGAAGCCCCATTTTTAGGGGCTTGCGCTTAGATTGCGAAGCTTAAAACAAGCTCTGCGTTTTCGTCTTCTGCACTATCATCAATATAGTTCCAAGCCTCAAGAATTGGATACTCGCTTAAATATACCTCAATTTTATCTGCACTTTCAACTATATGTGCATATCTCTCTTCCTCTTGAGCTTTAGCTACTTTAGCTAAACAAGCTAATGCCTTTGCATTTATTAAAAGCTCTTCGTTTTTAGTTGTGTATTTATCTATTTCAATATCTTTTCCAATTTTTATATTTTTACCAGCTAACTTTTTAATGTTTTTATCTAAACCTATAACATCTTTATTTAGCCAGATTTTTGTGCCATTGATAGCTCTTTTTAAGGCTTCGTCTCCTTTTTTAGCTACCTTTGCAACTACCTCTTCGGCTCTTTTTTGAGCGTTTTTTTGGTTTTGAACTTTTGTTAAATACTTTGTATATACTTTAACTGCCTCTTTTACTAATGCCTTGTTTGTGTTTACTTTTGAATTTGTCATTGTGATTCCTTTTTTTTATTTTTTTGAGATTTTATTTTTTTAGCTACCCTTTTGGTAGCACCTCGGGCTTTCCTTTGCCGCTCTTTGTTATTAAGAGCGGGCTGGTAAAGACACCGCAATGTCCTTATCAGCTTTTCTATATTTATTATAACATAGTTTTTAAAAATAAAAACTTTAGTTAGTTTAATTTTAAGTTTTTCTTGGTTTTTTTTCATTTTTACTCCTTTTGTTTGTTTCTATATAATTGTTATATTAAAAACTTTTTGAAAGAAGCTCTTAATTGCCTTTTTTTGAAAAAAAAGTTGCAATTTCTTTAAATTTCTCATATTTTCTCCTTTTGACTTTCTCATACTATTGTTATATTATAAAATTTGAAAGAAAACGCTCTTAAACCATCTATTTTTAAAAAAATAGTGAATTTTTTAAAATTTCTCATTTTTACTCCTTATTAAACTTTCTATATATATGTTATATTGGAAAGTTTCACTAAGAAGCTCCTAAACCACTTATTTTTAAAAAAAACCTTAAATTTCTTTAAATTTCCATTTTTGCACCTTTCTTAACTACTTATATAATTGTTATATTACAGAAGATAACCAAATCTTCTCTTAATTAGTATTTTTAGTAAAAAAAATGCAAATTTCTTTAAATTTCTTTCCATTTGGCTCCTTATTTGTGTTTCTATATATATATGTTATATTAAAAACTTTTGGCAAGAAGCTCTTAAACAGGGTATTTTTTAAAATTTTTTGTGATTTTTTTCATATTTTCTCCATTTTGTGTTTTTATATATATATGTTATATTCTTTTTTAAGATAGATAAGCGCTTAAATAGCTAAAAAGTAGTAAAAAGTAGTAAATTTCTTTTATTTTTTTTCTTTAAAAAGGGAAGGATTGGGTTTTTGGTGGTTGAGAGTTTTTCTTTCTTTAGGAGTTTTCTTTTTTTCCTTAAAAAGAGAGAGGCTGGGTGAGAGAGGGGAGATTTTTCTTCTTTTGAGTTAAGCCTCATTCTTTTTTTTTAGAAGAAGAGGCGAAGCCTCTCTTTTATCTTAAAACTTTTGATACTCCATAATTATTTGTAAGGCTATTAGCTACAACGCCATCTCCTGTGTTAAACTCCTGTGCAATTTCGGCTTTAATTTCTTCTATATTTACTTCAATACCACCATTTTTTGGCGCTGTTGATACTGCAACAGGTGCATTATTATTTACTATAACATTAACATTTGCGCCTTGGTTTTGGTGTGCAACTACGCCTAAGCTGCCATTTTTACCTCTTTTTAAAGGAAGAATTGCCTCGGGACCAGCTTCGCCTAATACCCCCAGCCCGCTTTGCATACCAAAAAAAGTAGGAGAAGAAAAAACGCCTCCCGAAGCGAAGCGCTCTGCGCCATTATATAAAACACCACCCTTTGCAAACGGCTGAACATCTCCACCTCCAAATACACCACCTTTACTAAACCCGAAAAACCCAAGTGAGGCTTGAATAGCTTTTAACACTAAAGTTTTAATAATTAATCTTTCTATTTCTACTAATATGTCCTTAAAAAGGGTTTTGGATAAGGTTTTAAAGTTTAAAAAACCCTTACTTGTAACATCAAAAAAGTTTGTGAATCCATTTACAAGCCCGTTTTCAATTTTATTAAAGCTTTGGTAAGTTAAGTTGTTTGTATCCAGAATCTTCTTTTTTAACTCGAGGTGGTATTTATAAAGCCCACCAAATATAGTGTTTTGTTGCGCCTTGAGCTTATCATTAATTTCTTGAGTTTTAACAGCTAACATATCTTGAATCTGCGCAGCTGTAAAACCTTTTTCCTGCCATTTTAATTTGGTAATTTCCAACTCAAGTTGAAGAGCTTTTTCGCTGTTTTTAATTGTATTGTAATACTCAAGAAGTTGTTCCTTATTTTCTATCTTAAGCTTTATATTAAATTGAGTATTTAGCTTACTAACAGCTTGTGCAACTTGTTCTTGGCTTAAGCCACCCTTTAAAAGGTTTTCGGCTGTATTTTCTACTTGTAATTCGTTTGCCTCTCTTTTCATACCCATAATTTGGTAGTATTGTTGTAAGGCAGCTTTATATTGTTGTTCTTTTTGCGCAGCCAATTGTTGCGCTCTTTCTATTTCTTTTTCTTCTTTTTTAGCTATTGAGTTTAATCTTTTTTCTTGAGTCAGGTGTAATTTTTGTTCTTTTTGAATTAATCTTTCTTTTTCAGCGGCTAACATTTGGTTAATTTTTGATTGAGAATAGCCTTCTCTTTTATACATTAACTCCATTTTTTTAAGATGAGCCTCTCTGTATTTTTCTTTATTTCCAATTGTTTCGTAGTATTCTTCTTCTTTTGCAAGTTTAGCTATTGTTGCGCTTAGAGCTTTTTCTTTTTGAGTTTGTGTTAATTGCATATCTTTTTTTGCAAATTCCTCTCTTTTTTTGGCTATGGCTTTTTGTATTTGTTCTTGAGTAGCTCCGCTCTTTCTTAATTCCAGCTCAAGTTTTTTTAGCTGGAGTTCTCTTATTTTTTCCTCATTATTTATAGCTTTTGCAATGGCAAGCTGTTTGTTTAAGCTATCAAGAGGGTCTTCTTTTTTTTGACTCTTGATGATTTTTTCTGCGTCACTCAAGTCCCCATTAATTGCGCCTGGCACTGTTGTAGTTGGCGCAGTAGTTCCATTTTTTGGCGCTACTTTAGGCTTTTTATCGTAATTTTTTGCATTTTTATTTAAATTATTTTGTAAATTATCTATAACTTTATTTACACTTTTAACGCCATCTTTTATTTTTTCCATATCTCCAGTAAATTTTTTTGTAAATTCTTCTGGAGTTTGCACATCTTTAAATTTGGCTGCCTTTTTAAACTCAAGTAGCTGGTTTGTATATTCTTTAAATTTGGCGTCGCTCAAGCCAAATATACTTATATTATGCAAAACATCCAAGGCTGCCAAGCCCGTAGCTACAAGCGCATTTGTAAATTTATTTAAGTAATACTTTGCAACTTGTATTGCATTACCTATGTTACTAAACGCTACAACAACAGCGCCGCCTGCGTAAACCATACCTTTTGCAAGCTTAAAAGCTAAATTTACAAGTGCAACAAAGCCTGCGCGTATACCACTTAAATCTTTTTTACTGTTGGTAAACTTCTTTAATTCTTTTGTAGTGTCGCCTATAGTTCCTTTTAAAATATCAAAAATACCACTATCTTTCATTATTTTACCTGCAAAAGAAGACCACGCGGCTTTTAAATTGGACATTTTAGTTTGCCAGCTTGATTCCAGTTTTTGCATTGCACCTGCATATTTACTATTATATATAGCTAAGAGAGTGGATTGTATAATTTGTTTATTGTTATCTATAATAACAAGTTTGGATTTGTTACTTGAGTCCGTCCAGCCGTAGGCTATTTTGTTGCCAACCACCTTGGCTTTAATACCAAAGCTATTAAGGCGCTCGTTATCACCAATAAGTGCGTCAGCTAACATCTCCACGGCATCCACTATAGACTTATTCATTGCGGCAGCGGTGTCGCCTAAAATTTTGAGTGTGCCATTGGTTGGCTCGATTCCTTTTACTTTTAGTTGCACAAAAGCCTCGGCTGTAGCGTTTAAATCAAAGGGGGTTTTTTCTGCAAATTCTTTTATCCATTGCATACTTTTTTGGGCTTTTTCGCTACTTTTGGTAACAGCCTCGAGGACCCCCTGAAATTTTTCCATTTGACTTAAAAAGCTAATACCGTCGCTACCAATTTTTTTACCTATACCAATTATACTACCTGCACCTGCAAGCCCAGCGCCTAAAGCGCCCCATTTTAGCGTGGTAGTTGCAACGGATTTAAGCTTACTACCCAAAGAAGAAATTGCAGACTTAGCTTTTGTTGCACTTGTAGTTAATAAATTAAGGCTACGCCTTGTACCTAAAAAAGAAGAAGATGACCTTCTACTCGCGCTCCCAGCGCTATCTAAACTACCTGAAAGCCTAAAAAAAGAAGAAGCCGCCGCTCCAACTTTACTACCTAAACTACTCAAGCCAGACTTGGCATATCCTAAATACCTATTAAAATTATTTATTTTTGAAGAAGCTCCTGCAAAACTTTTACCAAAAGCTTCGCTCTCTTTGACTCCACTTTTAAATTCTTTTTTTACACTAACAAGAGATTTTTCTAATTTTTCGAGTGTTTTGGGGTCGTATTTAATATTGAATACAATATCTAACTGTCCATTTTCTGTATTTTTCATTTTTTTATCCTTTTGATTTATTTAATTGTTTTTGCGCTTCTTGAACTACATAATCCGTATAATACAAATCACAAATTTTTACAAAGGTCTTAATTATTTGAGAAGCCACATTTTTTGGGTATGTTGCGCTTAAAATTGTGTTTGCGCAGGTAATTTCTGGTTTAAATTGTTCGCTATTATAACAGGTTGTTAAAAGTAAACTAATATCTTGAGTAATGGCTTTCTCAAGTATTGTTAGGCTTGGAGGCGCGTCCTGACAGCTTAGGCAGTTTACTTGTTTATTGTTGAGCTTGGCAAATTGTAGGCAGGCTTGGCATTTTTGTATGCCTTTTTTTTGTATTGCCCACTTAAAATACGATATGATATTTTGCATTAAGACTCCATTATTTTTTGATACACTAACATAGTGATTGCCTCAAGAAAGTCTATATCTAAGCTACCTGCCGCGTCTTTGTATGTTATTTTTTTTAGTTGGCTGGCTGATAACTCGTTGTTTTTATACTTGATACCTTTTGATTCTATTAGTAAACTAAATATATATAATAATAATTGATAATTAAATACAACAGGCTCAAGATTTTCAAATTCTTTTGTAATATCTTGAGAATATTTTTCAATTTTCTCTATATCTTTTAAAACACTATATTTACTCGGCTTTTCAAATACAAGCTCAAAATTTTGTGATTGATACTTGGTATTATTGAAAGCTTTATCATTATTATTAATAGTAATAGTATTAAAAAGCTCTAAACCTTTTTCTTCTTTTATTGTTTTATTGGTGGTAGTAAGCTTGTGAATGAATTTATTAAGTTTTTTAATCATTGTTATCCCTTTTTTTATTAGTATTATAGCGTATTAGTAGTTATAATTGCAAAATTTTAGCTTGTTTGTGTAGTGTATTACACAAATATAGGGTCTGATTTGAGCAGTTTTAGGTCTTTTTATCTGGCATTCTGCCACATAATGCCAGTGAATGCCAAGAGAATTTCGGATGTGGCAAGGCTCGCAAACGCCCTGTGGCTGGGCATTTGCAGGGTTTTTATGCCACATTGCCACATCTTTTATATAATTTTTAAAAAATAAAAAATAGTGTAACAAGTGTGTAATGTATTGTATAAAATAGCTACGCTTCGCTTCGCATTCCTTAAAAAAGGGAAAAGGTTGAGCTTACAAGAAAGATAACAATGTCAAGAGAAAATCCCATCCACTTCCTTTCTTTCAGGAAAAAAAAACACACGAAAGTCCAGCCAAGATAACCACTATATAAGACGACGAATACCTAAAATTTATAAATCAATTTTCTGCGATTTTACTGGCAATGTGGCAGAAAATCCTCGCAAAGCCCCACTACAAGGGCGTTTGCGCGCTATGCCACATCGAAAATTCTCTTGGCATAATGTGGCAGAATGTGGCAGGAAGTGGCACGAATCCTCGCAAAGCCCCTGTGGCTGGGCGTTTCCTACTGGCAGGCTATGTGGCAGGATGTGGCAAAACCATCAAAAATCACTAAAAAACACAAAAGATTAACGAAAGATTAATAAAAAGTTAATGAAAAGTTAATGAAATGTGTCAAAACACAGATAACAAAGAATATCAAAGATAAGAATAATAATAAGAGAATAAGAGGAAAAAATAAGAAGAATCAGAAGAAGGAAACCGAGATAAGAGATAAAATCTTGCGAAAACATTCCCGCATTTCCTTTTCTATATATATATTATACCACAATTTTTGACTTTAAAAACTTTAATAGGTATAATAATCAAAAAAAATACAAAAAATTCAAAAAAAAAGGATTTAATAATGAATTTTCCACAAAAAATAGATTTTTCTCTAATAAAAAACGAAAATCAAGATTTGTATAAAGAAGAACTATCAAAGGTTAGAATTGCATTTGAAGGAGGTGTTAAACTAAGAGATAACCTTATAAATTTTATTACAAAAGATGATAGAGAAAGTTTTGAAGCTTATACAAAAAGACTTGAAACTGCAAATACCAAAAACTATATATATAGCTCTGTAAAAAAGAAAATGTCTCTCTTACTTAAAACAGAGCCGAAGATAAGAAAAGCTGGAGTAAACAAAGATAAGATAGATAAATTTTTATATAATGTTAATGGTGCAAATAAAACTTTTATACAATTGGTAAACGAAGTAATACAAGAGGTTCTTGTGGCTGGTTATGCAGGGGTTTATGTGGAAAATTCTGGAGGAAATCCTTTTTTGAGTATAGTTAAGAGAGAGGATATAGTTAATATTAGAACAGTTGAGGGGAAGATTGAGGGAGTTGCCTTTTTGAAAAAAGTTCCTAAAAAAGAAGTGCCTTTTCCTGTTTTAGAAGAACATTTTAATAATTACTTGTATTTAGTTTTTGGTAAACAAGTTGCGGTTTATTTGGAAGATAGTCATAGTGGAGATTATTTTTTGGAGGAAGAGAAAGAAGAAGAAATGTGTCCATTAATTCTATTTGGCGAAAATGTTAGTATAGAGGCAGCGATACCTCCTTATAATATTTTGGAGCTTTCGTTTAATTTAATTGAAATACAAACCAGAAAATTGAAGTATGCAAATAGTATGGGGATTCCTTATTATATAGTTAAGGCTGACGATAGTCAAAACGAAGTTAAAAAGGCTCTTAATAGTAATCAAAATGCAATAAAAGACGCAGAGACGCTGGTATTAGGATTAGAGGAAAATATTCAAATTGAAACCTTACCCGAAGCGCCCTACAATGCGCTTACTAACGAGCTAAAAGAATTGAAGGAGGATTTGAAGTCGGAAATTTATTCTTTTATAACCTCAAAAACTATGACGGCTGCCGAAGCCAAAATAAGACTACAGGAGACCTCTGCGGAGCTAAAAGGGTTTATACAGGGCTTAGAAGACAAATTTAATGAGGTTTTGATTGTTGCAACAAATATAATGTTTGGGCATTTAGCTTATACTCCTAAAGTGTCTATAACTTTTAACAAAGATTTGGATAGCTTAATAACAGATTTGGAGGCAATAGAGCTTGGAATTAAGCTTGTGGATGATAATATTATAAGTAGAGCTACACTTCGCGATAATATTAAAGATACAAATATCCTTAAAATAGAGAGGGAAAATGAAGACGAAGAGAGAAAGATTGAAGAAGAAATGGGAATGTTAGCTAATAGCTTGTAGTTTTTTGAGGCTTCGCCTCTATCCTAAAAAAGAAAAAAGAGAGAGTCCTAAAAGAGAGAAAAGCTAACTACCAAGAGAAAGACCACCCTTCTTCTTTTCTTTAAGGAAAAAAAATATAAAAGGAAACCAAGATGACACAACAACTTAAAAGAGAATTAGAACAAGAACTACTAAAAGAACTACTACACTACAACCTAAAACATTCAAACTTAAACAATCTAATAGATAATTTATACGACCTACTAAAAAAATATACAATATTACTTGAGAACGCAAACAAAGCTCAAACTAAAACTATCCTAACTAAATTTAAAAAAGAGCTAAAAGAACAATTAAACAACTTTAATATAGAGGAAGACCTAAATACACATTTACAAACAGAAAAAGAAATCGCATTAATACAATATAAAGGAAAGCTGAGTGAAGATTTACTAACTGCAAGCCTATCAAAAATAAGCTTAAGCTTAAAGGATGAGATTTTGGGTTATACTATAAATGAACTTTTAAAAGGTGCAAATGCAATAAATAAAAAGAAAGCGCTGGAGCTAATGGAGGCTATGGCTGATATGGGAGTTAATGAGAAGATTTTTGATAAAAATTACAAGGGAAGTGTTGGTTTGAAAGAGAAGTTTGCGGACATAAATGTGTATTTAAGTAATTTAGAGGGCAGGTTTAAAACAATATATAGAACTACCGCAAAGGTATATAGAGAAAGAATTAAAAGTGAAATTGAGAAAGAAATGAAGGCTGAGGGCTGGTTATATGTGGCAACTCTGGATAGTAGAACGAGTCCTATTTGTATAAAACACGATAATAATTTTTACCCAAAGAAAAAATATATAAGTAGAGAAGCCACGGGAGCCGTTCCGCCTTTACATTTTAATTGCAGAAGTCATCTTGTATTAATACAAGATAAGAGAGACAGAGACAGATATTTGCGCCAAGCTATTTCGGGACCAAAACATTTAGGTTACGAATTTGATGATTTTATAATGGAACATCCAAAAATTGCAGAAAAGATAATTGGAAAGAAAAAGCTAAAAGATATTCTTTATCTAAAAGACAAAAATAAAGACCTTAAAATTAAAGACTTTATATATTGCAAAAAAAACAAAAGAGGAGTTAAAACTTGTGGCTTTTTAAGCCAAAAAGAAATGGTTAATATTTTTCTTCAATTAACTAATACTTATAAATGATAAATAATAAAAGAGAGCTTTGAGTTCCTTAAAAAAAGAAAAGTGGTGCTTTTTAATAAAAGAAAAGAAACATCTATCTATCACATCAAATCTCTCTCTTTAAAAAAAAAGAAACCCAAGCTAAAGAAAGAAAGAATCCAAAAGAAGAGAAATCCAATCCCCCTCTTTCTTCTTCTTTAAGGAAAAAACAAATAAAGATTTCCTCAATCTTAATGAACCTCAGCCTTAAAACTAACCGAAACTAAGTTAGCTTGAATAGTTGTTTTAGGATTCTCTATTACTTTATATATTTTATTATCTATTTTAAAATACTCCGCCCCATTTTTTAAAATATAGTAATAGAAGAAGTCCCAATCATCTAAAAACTTAATATTGAATTTTAAAACTACATTTACAACAACAGCTCCTCCTACATAGTTTTTATTAAATTTAACGGAATCGTCTTCAAAATCTTTATTTATGGCTCTTATACCAAGGTTAATACTTTTAGTATATGAAGAAACAAGCGGCTTGCCAAATTTTTTTGTATCAAGATTTTCCATTTTATAGCTCCTCTATTTTTATTAAATTTAACAACTGGATAAGCCAGTTGGAATACTCAATCAACTCGGATTTTTCTAAACTACATTGGCTAACATCTTCTGTATATATATCTTCATAATCTAATACCTTAATTAAATCCGCGGAGCTTTTAACAATTTCAGCCTTTACCTGAGAACATATATCTTTTTTAATTATAAAAACACAATCTATCTCATAATGTCTATCTTTTTCTTTTTCTTGAATATTTCCAACAGGTCCAGTCACATCAAAAAATGTATCGCTGTATTCTAATTGGAAAAAATCGTCATCGCTTTTTATAAAATTATTTAAGAATAGATAAAAAAGCTCTCTTTGGTTACTGTTTAAAATGAATTTAGCTTGGAGTTTTTGAGTGGTAATATTAGCTGGGCTTGTTATAATTGAGCCGCCTTCTGTTTCAAATATTTTTATTGTATTATCTGATAAAATTAGCTGGACTGGTTTTGCGGGTAGTGTCATTCTGGATTCCTTTTTTAGTTTTAATTATACTATGTTTGGCTGGAAATGGCAAAGTTGGTTGGTTGATTGAGGTTTTCTTTTTTCCTTAAAGAAAGAGAAGGGAGATTATTTTTTGCAAGATTTAAACTTTCCTGTAAGAGCTAACCTTTTCCTTTTTTCAGGAACAAGAGGCGAAGCCTCTCTTTTAATTAAGCTGGAATGTGAGTATAAGGCTCGTCGCTATATTTTAGTAGTTTAAGTTTTACTTCGTTTTTATCTTGAGGAGAAATCTCTTTAACATAAAAATCTTTAAATGACCCCTCGTTTTTAAGTATTACGAAATTAGCGCCTTCCAGCTCAATATCTATATTTCTATCTAACTCTATTTCTTTCCTATTAACACCAATAATAGAAAAACTTTCTATTTTCTCGCCGCTTTTAACCAGAAGAAAATAACTTTCTTCTTGATTGTAAATGTGTTCAAAATCATCCAATACAAATATTTTGTTATTGGTAATATCCAGTATCTTACTATTAAAGATAAAATCATTATCATAAATATCAAGAATTTTCACTCTATCCCCTAATTCTACAGTAAGCCCTTCTAAAGTTGTTACAAGTTCGCAAGATTCATTCTCTTTGATTTTTTGATACCACAACATCCTTAGATAGGCTGCCACATCGTTTTGATTGTTCAGCCCGAAAACATCGATTTTTTGGGGATAATAGCCGCGAACTGGGTAAAATTCTGACATTTTCTCGCCATTCTCGGCATAATACACTCCTTCATAACAGTCATATGAAAAATCAACCAGCGGCGAAGCCGTAAATTTAAGAGAACCCTTCTTAATATTATTAGTGTCGAAAACAGCCACAACTGGCTTGTTATCTCTAAATTTTTCTATTTCAAAACCACTCAAGGTTGGCTTTATATAGTAGAAGCGAGGTCTTAATAAATTTGTTAGCCAGTCATAAACGGATTTTTTTGAGTCCAGCTTAACATTGACTTCGTCATTAAGTTGAAATGAGTTGGTTAGGTTAGGCAATTTAGATTTATTATAAATATAAGGCACAACATCTTTTAGTTTTGAAAGCCCAACTCTATTAGCCTTAACACTAATTTTAAGAGAATTTTGTTGCCCAAGAGACTCATTTATTAATAGCTTAAATACTAAGAGAGTTGTATCATCAAATCTAAATTTGTTTGTTGTAGTTAGGATTGATTTTACATTTTCAATTACCACGCTCCCAGCTTTTGTTCTTTGTGAATCTGTTTTTTTACCCTCACAGCTTGAATCATTTTTTGTGAGGTTTTTAAATTGAATATAGTATTGACCAGCCTCATCTAATTCAAAACGAAAAGTTCTTCTGATAGGAATCGCAGAGCTTCCCGTTAAAGTAACCACCTCATCTTTTACTTTTATAAGATTTCCATTACTATCTCTTTTAAGTATTATAACTTGAGTTGAGATAGAAAAACTTTCTATATAAACATCCCCATCATCATCGCTCCTTTGTATATAAAGACCTTGTGCCGCAACAAAATCAATTTCAACTGCCTTGGTTTTATAGTCGTTTAAATTATCAAGTTGCAAAGGCGCTGGAGTAGTTAAAGCTCCCGTATTTTCGCAAGGTTGTTTATTATACAAATCTAAATTCTGTATTGACTCAGGCTTATAAACTAAAATATCATACTTAGGAACATTTACATAACTTCCACTCATTACATATTTTATTTTTCTCTCCAGTTCTTCTTGGCTATACTCGCCATCCAAATACAAACTATAAGCTTTAATTGTTTGATTATTCTTATTTAAACAATCCAAAAAAGTCTCCGAATCATTACAGTTGAGGTTATCAAGAAAAACATAGTCTTTTATATTTGTTTTATTTAAAAAAAGTTCGGAAAAATTATATTTTCCTTTACCAACAGCCGCGGTTGCAATTATAAATTGAGTGTCTTCTTCTCTAACAATATCTTCACACGGCAC